GCTTCCACTAACAGCTTTTAAATCTTCTCCGTTAACTCTTATTAATTGACTGTTACCGCCATCATAAACGAATATTTTAACGTCACCGTCTGAATAGTTTTCAGTTGTTGTGTAGTCAAAACTTATAATATGTTTCTTTGCTTTATCGGCAGCATCAACCGTGAATTCATAGCTAACACCCTGTCCTTGGGCATTATTTGTATCAGCTTTAAATATTTTAAAATCATAACTACCACTTAAAGGTGAGCTATCATTGTCATCGAAAGTTATTTTATCAATAGTACCAGTATTATCCCAATCACTAGGAGGTGTAGTACCTGCAGTATCTTTATAAGTAGACCAACCTGTAGTTAGTCCATTATTAGCATATGGATTAGAAATATAGTTCTTGCCGCCTGTGCCTGAACTTACTGAGGCAGTATGGCGTTTAGCAATTGTTAATCTAGCCGAACCAACTGTATTAGCTAGGTTTAAAATATCCCCAGACGTAGGATCTGATGCTCCGTTTTGTTGGAAAATATGGACTTTTACCTGATCATCTTTAACGAGGTAACTTGCTATAAGATCCAGACTTTGAGCCATTTCCCTTTCAAGGTAAACTGCCCCATTCCTATCTTCTCCTATTGCTGTCCAGCTAACTCCATCATCTCCAGACTTATAAGCTGTTAATATAGTTCTCTCGTAATCAAGCGGAGCTACCGAACTAAACCTCACAAAACATGATAAGTCGTAATATCCAGTTTCAGGAGCTATGAATACTTGGTCGGTACTGTCCCAACTACTTACTGTATCAATGTCCGGAGTGCTCCATACATCAATATGCTCTCCTACAAGTCCATCCGACGTAACACCACTGTTTTGATTATTATTTACAGCAAATGTACTGGTGCTTAATCCTTTAATGCTCATTACAACAATCGAATCCTCAGAAGAACTCGAACCTGCTCCACTACCTACATCTTCCCAAGCTCCGTCATTACGTAATCTTAAACTTTTCTGTGTAGTATTATAGTAAACATCCCCATCTGAAGGAGTTGATATATCGTCTTCGTCATCAGATCCTGTAAAAGAAAGTCTTCCGTCTTCATTCACTGTAATGGAAGAACTTGTTACATCACCAGTAACATCACCAGTCAGATTTCCTGTCACGTTTCCTGTAACGTCGCCAGTCAGGTTCCCAGTAACATCACCAGTAACATCGCCTGTCAGGTTTCCTGTTACATTTCCTGTAACGTCACCAGTCACATCACCAGTTAAGTCACCTGTCACATTTCCAGTTAAGTCACCTGTCACATCTGTTGAGTGAACATTGCTCCATTTTTTTGATGCAGTTCCTAACGTGTAGGTATCGTCGTCATCTGGTATTATGTTACTATCAACATCAGCATTAAAAATAACACTATCTGTATCTGAATCACCTAAATTTATCTGGCCATTCGCGGTAATACTTCCAGTTGCAGTTATATTTCCAGTTACATCTAGATTTCCGCCTAATACTGTATTTGTTGTGTTTCTTGAAACCTCAATCCATCTGTCTCTTGATGAATCATATTGTAAATCTAATGTATCGTCTTTTTTAAGTGTTATTGTAGACCCATTTAAAACAGCACCTTTCGCTGAGTCTGTGCTTGTAATTGAAAGAGTGTTTGTCTCATGTGTTCCGATTAATCTTATTACCGTTCCATCGACCCAGCCACCTGTGCTTCCAAATGGCGTTGTAGAAGCGGTTCTTGCCGCCCCACTTCCTGATACTCTTCTTGCTTGCATACCTTTTAGAGTAGTAGAAGATATGTCACCTCCTGCGCCAATAGCTTCATTTGCATAAGTTTTAAATGTTAGTTGATTTATTGCTAACTGAGTGTCTGATATGTCATCACCACTAGCAGCGTCTGAGCTACTAAGGTTTACTTTACTAGTGATTGTTGAGTCACTCGTTTTACTGACATATGCTGAATTAAACGTACTAGCATTTGCGGTTTGACCGTCGGATACTGACATTTTATACCACCCTTAAAGTTAGTTTACCAGTTGAGAAATACCCTGCTAACGGTAACATTTCTTTTAAGCGATAACCAACGCCCTTTGAATCTTCAGGCGTCTTTTCTAAAATCACTTTCTCAAATGTTGTTTCAGTATCTCTATCTGGCATGAATTCAAAATCTATTTTTTTAACTGCTGCCTGTAAGAAACTTCTAATATCTGCTTCCCCAGTCGCATTGTTTTCTATTGCTACACCACTTTGAGTTAAGCTTGTACAGAATGGTATTTCCATTTCTATAAACTTAACCGTTCCAAAACTTAACACTTCAACTTTACCAGATGCACTCTGATTAATCGAAGGCATAACTTCTTTTTGTAAGTTATCGCTTGGAACATATTTCTGTAGAAAGTATTGTGGTTTATATTCACTTCCTACTGTACTTGCAGCTAAGTAACTATTAGTTGACGCTCTATCTGATCCACCGCTAAAGCCTGCTAATACTAAACCACTAGAAGCAGTATGCGTTCCAGAGGATAGTAATAAAGAAAAGTTACCTGTAGCTGATATTGTTATTTTTCTAGTTGATCTATTTAGACTTACTGTATAAGTCTGTCCACCTGCTGCTGTCATCGCTCTTGCTAACTCAGTAGCGAAGTCTGTTAAAGAATATGATCCAGAAGTCAAGGTCGCTGTTAACTCTCCTGCTCCCTCATCGAAATCAACATATTGTGTAGTCGCACTAACTGAGTCCATATAATAAAATTTTGATTTTGTTTGTATAGTCATAGTTTTATGCCGTTATTAATGTTTCACCTTTCATTTCAAATGCTTCATTAAGTATAGAAACTAATCTAGTTCCTGTCTCATCGCTGTCTAAAACATCGCCTTGTACATTTAAAGTTACTCTAGGCCCTGCTTCTGCTTGTGTTTCTGTTGTATCTTCTGAAAGTAAATCTTGACCTATAGATGTCCCACCAACTGAGTCTGATCCAGTAGTAGAGGTCGCTGCTGGAGTACCTGCACCTGCACTATCCCCGCCAGACATCGCTTTCAATATCGAACCAAGAGCAATTAATCCTAAACCTGCTGCAATCGCACCGGTGCCATTAAACATTTTTTCAGCTTCCATTGCTATACCTGTCGCAACAACCGCTTGACCCATCATTTGCACGAAATCACCTAGCATACCCAACACATTATCAAAGAAACCCTTAAATCCATTTTCGCCTTTAATTAAAGATTTCGCTAATCTATCAAATGCGCTTGTAACGACCTTAGACCCCAACTGGCCAACTGCTTGTCCAAACTGTTTTGAGGTATACAACATTTTTTTAACTTGTTTATCCCCACCATCACCAGCTTCTTTTAATGATGTCTTAGTGGTTTCAACCATTGTGACCATTGCTGACTGAAAGGTTTCAGCAGTTAGTTTAAGATTGTCAGAAAACTCAGTATTACCCTCAGTTAGGGTTGCCCATGCTTCATTCCTATCTTCTATCATCCCATCAAAAGTTTCTTTTGTGGATGCTCTTAGATTTTGTAGCTGCTCAGTTGGTAATATATTATCCATAAATGGTAAATCTGCAATGACAGATATATTTCTTACTATAACTGCTATTATTCCCTGAATTAAAGACTTTATATTCTGGAAAACTACATCAGCAACCCTCCAAAGAGTAACAAAAGGTTGACTTAAATTTGCTAGGGCCACTCCTAGGTCAACAACCAAGAATATAAAACTGCTAACTGATGCCGTTAGGCTAGTGGTGTCCACCTTAGATAAAAGATCACCTATTAGTTTAGTTGATGTGTTCATTGCTTTTATTAAAATAGGCGATTGAGTAATTATTTCACCTATTTTTTCAAAGATATCACCCCATGCATTACCTAGTTGGGTTAATGCGCCTCCAAATGTTTTAGCTTCTCCTGCTGCAAAACCTTCATATTTAGCAGCGATTAAATCAATTGCCGCTCCTGACATCATTTGTTCTTTAGTGAGGTTTTTTAATTCGGGTATTACTTCTCCCAACTCTCCTGCATAACCACCTAGAGTTTTAGAAACATTTCTAACAGCAGAATTTAGGTCAGTATCCATAGCAACAGCTAGATTTGTAGCTGCTGCTGTTATTGTCTTAGCTTGTGAAGCAGATGCGCCCATAGCTAAAGCAAAACCCATCTGACCAATAATAGCTTCGTCACCAAAAGTTGTAACTGATTGCAATTCTGAAGCAAATGCTTGCATGTCTAATGATGTATCTTTAGAAAATTGACCCGTCACCTTTAAGGCAGTATTTAATTTATTTACAGCATTTTCTTGAATTATTGCAGCACTTATAAATTCTTTAGCGGCTAAAGCTGATCCAATAACAGCTCCTACTGTAACTGCTGTTTTGGCCACTCTGTTAAGAGCCGCCTTTGTGTTCGCTTCCACTTTCTTCATCGACTTCTTGGCTTTATTCTCATCAAAATCAATTTCTACAATAAGTTTTTCATCAGCCATTAAAACCACCTTTCAAAAATGCTTCTGCTTCTTCTACTGTCATAATGCCTTTTTTATCTACTTGTGCTGGGAAGGCTTTCTTATAAACTTCTTTATGCAATTTAGAGGCACTTTCCTTTTTCATATAAGGGTAAGCAGCTACTTGCATACCAATAAGCATATCTTGATGCTCTAATACACTAATAGCTTTCTCTAAACCATTAAACTCTTCTGAATTCATCTCAAGCACTTCCCTGTAACTTAAACCATAAAACTTAATAACTTTTGCTATCTGGTAATCGTATTCGTTTATCTTTTTTTTTCACCTGAAAGCGTATGGATTACTTCTAGTATCATATTCGGCTCCATGCCCATACATACGTCTTTTGGTAATCCTAGGCTATCAAGGAAATTAAGAGTAGGAGCAAAATCTTTTTGATTCTTATCTCCTAGCTCTTGCAAACCTTTCACCTCTTGCACTGTTGGGAATCTCACATCATATATTGTTTCATCTAACGTGATCTTTAAAGTTTTCCGCTTAAGTTTAAGCTCCATTATTTACCTTTAAGCAGCGCAATTAATTATTAAGAAAAATCTTGTGTTATATCACCAATTACTAAAAGATCTACTGCACTATTTACAGTGGAATCTCTCATACATTTAAAAGTAACTGAGATTGTACTCGGGTCACTTGGAGAATAAGAAATTGAGCTTAGTATTGGATACGCTTTATGAAGCATCACACTTCTTGCTGAGCTTGAACCACCCACTGGAACTAATCTTAATTTACCAGCTTGTCCACTCATGCTTCTGAAAACATTTCCTGAACCAATCCCTTGTACAAGGCTCCCACCTGAAGGTGTTAAACTTGATCCAATAGAATCGCCTAGTAAAGCTTTTAGATTAGCAGTAGAAACTTCTTTCAAAGTTAATTCAGCAGTTGCTCCTACCATAGTAGAAACAGAATCTAAAATAACTCCACCTGTTTGATCTGCAGTGATATCTGTTGCTTCGTATTCAAAGTTAACAGTTGATCCACCTTCTGTTGCACCTAGATCTAATTCAGATCCTCCACTTTCCTGCCAAGAGACAGTCATCCCTTCGACTCTAATCTCACTTGGAGTAATTGCCATAATTTATCCTTTGTTAAATAACTGCACTTGCAGCCATTATTGTTAAATCAATTTCCATTATTACTACATTATCATTTGCGTCTAAAGTAGTAGTTCTAATATTATCGCACACAACGCTCTTAACTGTGCTTGTCCAATTTGCTGGATTAATAGCCCTAAGCTTAAAGTCATGTGCTTTATCAATCGCATTATCTATTGCCGATTGTATATTTCTGTATCCTTTAAAGTATAATTCAACCTTGAGCGAAATGGAATCCTGCACATAGTTTCCTCCACTCTCCTGATTGTCCACGCTATCCACAAGAATATGATAAGACTTATCGAGAGTGTTACGGCCGATATTATCTGTATTAAATCCATCTGTGTGCTCCTTAAACGCTGAATCAGTCGCAGCTAAACGATCTTTTATGTATGTTCTAACTGGTTTCAGACTCATATTAACGCCTTAACAATGTCATTGATCTAACATCTGCTTTTTCACTACTGCTAATAGTACCGTCATTATTCAGGTCAAGTCTTAAAACTCCCCTAGAAGCAGCTTTCTTTGCCATATTCCTATATCGTAACGCCTTTTCATGAAAGATGTCACCAATATCATTACTTAAACCTTCAAAGATGTATGTAAGAGTCAAGTATTTACTCCAATCATTCACCTCCTCAGTGTCTACTATGTCAGCAGAAGTTAATCTGTTGCCGTCATTGTCCCATATTCTCTTTTCATCTAAGCTAGTAAGTATTCTGTCTTGAGCTAACCGATGAATATTTAGATAACTATTCTTTCCTTCTGGTAGGTAATTCATAATATCGGGTTCATGTGGAACTAATTCTGCATCACTTGAGAAAAGTTTGTCAGTTGCTTCTGTTGCTACTGTAATTGTTTTTGTAGATGTTTCAGGAGATCCGTCTGTTGTTACTCTAATGCTTACAACTTTGTCTCCTGCGGTTGCATAACTCCAGTCTAAGTATTTATCTGATGTTACTGCTATGAATCCCGAGCTATCTTCTGGCTCTATTTCCACAAGTGATATTGCCGCCTCGTCAGTACTGATAAATGTAGTAGTACCATCCAGTCGAGTCTTGTCATCAACTTGAGCCTTAGCTTCTAATATTAATTTTGGAAATATGGCCATAGTTATTCCTTAGTCTATGTATTTTAACAAACTCATATGAGCTTCAGTATTCTTCGTAAAATAATATTGGTTTTTCGGATCTGTTGCAGGAGTTAAACCAAGTACACCTGCTTCTTTAAGCTTAAAGATAAACGAGTTTAATTCCTCTTGTAGTTTACTTGGATTATGAACACTCAAAAAATCACCATAACCAACTTCACAATCACAAGCACATACTTTTGGATTTTTATGATTTAGATGTTCAATACAAAAATCTCTTAGTTTATCCATGTCTGTTTTTACTTCAATCATTTCAGTATTCCTCTATAGTTATTTCTGATGTTGATCCTAAAAAGTCCACTGTACACGGATAAGTAGAATTATCAGCACTATTAGTTATAGTTCCGCCATCGGTTAAGTTACCTGTTGTATCAGAATCTGCTCTTAACCAAACCTTGCAACTAGAATCTGATGCATGACTTTTCCCATGACCTTCATTGTAAATTGCCAGAACTTCTGACGGAGATTTTTCTTCGTTAAATACAGTAATATTATCTGCTTGACCTAAAAAAGCACCGTAATTGTTAGTACTTTCGTGAGTCCAAGGATATTGTGCTCCTGTCGTAAAATATTCCTCAGCACCACTTAAATCCCAAGTTATAGTTGCGGCTCCCGAGGATCGAGGTATCCTAATCCCATTAATGTAAACGATAAAACCTGCATCATAAGTAGGCGAGGCTTGACCCAGATCTGTTTGATAACCTGCTAAACCAGAAGCACTTCTAAAAGTAACCATTATATGACTCCATTTTCCTGCTTCAATTAAAGTTGGACTACCTGCTGCTTGGTAATAGGCTATCTGATAGCTTGTATTAGCACCAAAAAGCTTTAATCTTAAGGTATTTGCATTATATCGTGTTATATAAATTACAGCCCCATTTGATGCTCCGGGGTAGTATCTCCCTACTTGAAAAACATTTGCTGATGCACTACTTGAATCTGGTTTGACCCACATTCCATAAGTCCAGCTTTTATCAGTATTTACTATTTCATATGCATCACCGCCTTTAAACACTGGCATTTCAATTGACGCATCTTTATCATGGATATCAAAGTGTTTTGTATTTTCATAATGTTCTAGTACTGTTGCTGCTGAACCAATTGTAGCAGTATAATTTCCTGCAGAGTCTGTTCCGTCACCGTCCTCAAATTGATAATAGCGTTTTAGATTACTATCATCTATTCCCTCTACTGTAATAGGAGTACCACTATTGTAAATTGTAGATATATCACTAGATGATAATTCAGATTTCCAAATAGCAATATCATTTGTTGCCACTGGTAAATTAATATGACCAGTAGATGAATAATTAGGGTACCCAAATCTTAATCTACATGAAGTATTAGTAACTTCATCAGCACCACCTAACCATGTCCCTGCTGAACTATAAGAATCCCAACTAACAAGACTACCATTTCGGTAAAATTTAACTCCATCAGATGAACTTTGACCAGAAGATACTTTTAATGACGAATCATATGTGATTGCATAATGATTCCAAGTATTGCCGTCTTGGGTATTCATCCAACCATTAGCACTGCTTACCTGCCACCAACCATAATGACTACCACTTGTTAATATTAAAAATACAAATTTATCGTCCCTAAACATTGCCCTAGTTGAATGCCCTACCCATGACCCTTCAGCGGTATTAAAAATTTGTTTATCCCCTGAGCTGTTACCTACATCACCTATGTTTTCTGTAGTATTAGTAGGGAACCTCATCCACCAACTAATTGTATAGTCATCATCATTTCGTCTAAAAAAGAAATCGTCACTATCGTCAAAGTCGGCAATGCCACCTAAGTCAATATAATCATTTGATGTTTGAGTATCAAAGTTTAAAAATTTAGTGTCTGTGAAACTGGCAAGAACAGTTATAGTAAAATCCTCATAGTAAGTTTGAGATACTTCATCGGTTACCGTTATCCGAATAACATAAGTGCCCGTAGAATCTATAATCCCACCTGAGTCAACTTCAAGTGTTGCTGTCGAGCTACCTGTATCTGTTATTTTTAAATTATCAAGACCACCATTGCTTGTGATTGCATAGGAAACATCGCCTACCCCACCTGTGCAGGTAAGGTTTCCAATATCATCACCTTCTACGGCATCGTTAAATACTTCTAAAGCACTAAGTGCAATATCTGTAATATCGTTTGTTGTTACTGTAACACTGAAATTTTCATCGTAGGTTACATCAAATGCATCTGTTGCTCTAATACCTACTGTAAAAGGGCTACTACCAGAAGCACTTCCGTCAATTCCCCCAGAAGCAACTACTAAATTAGCTCCTGAAAGCTCTACGTTTAAACCTCCATTAGAAGTCATAGATAATGTTACTGGTAGTTCGCCTCCTGTAACACTAAATCCTGCAAGAACTGTTGTTGCAACTTGATCTTCTACTGTAGCAAGTGAACCACTTGTAACTGTTATATCAGTTGGTGGCGGTTTAATCCTGTCATTCATTGTTTGAGTCCAAGTGCCTATATAAGTATGCTCACCTGTAACTTCATCATCTGCTAAATAATATCTTCGTGCTAAACAACTACCATCAATCGAAACTGAAGGAAGTGCATAGAATATAGTTTTTTGATTTGAAACTGAATCATCTACATATTGCAGAGTCAGTTGATTATCTTCTTCAAGCCCCAGCCAGTATTGAACATTGCTAGTTGAGTCTGAATAACTCGTCTTGCCTTTAGTTGCTAATGTTGAATTTTGAATTGTTGAATTAACCGTCACTGTTCCTGTGACCGCTGTATCTATTGGAGTGCTATCATCTATGGAAACATTCCCACTAACTGAAGTGCTAATAGGTGTTGAGCTATCAATTGATATGTCACCAGTATGTTTTACTTTAAGTGAATCATCGGTTGTTCCAACATCAGTTATTGTAATATCTTCAATATCTAAATTGGTAGCAGTTACATTAACTGTCCCACCTGTTAAGTCAGCATCAACTTTTAACCGGCCACCACTTGTTACTACTGCTGCATTACCATCATTATCAACAATCTTTTGTCTTGTTGCAGTCTTGCCATCGGTTGTGTCTTCGATGCCATCAACTTCTTTCTTAAGAACTTTATGTTGTAGATCTGCTGTAGTATCAACCACCTGAAAATCCTTTTTCTTTCTCTTTGTTTACTATCTTTTCTTGTTTCTCATCAACAGAAGCTTTTAATGCCCCATTAATCTCTTCAATCTTAACCTGAGCTTCTTCTATGAACCACGCGTACCAATGCTTTCCATCAGTGTTGATTGTGTACTTGTGTTCTATTGAATCAATCAAGTTCTTTCTTAGGCAGAGCCGTCTCAATCCCGAAGGTGAAACGGCCCTGATAAAATTTGGAACTCTTCTTATATTTACCGAGTTTGCCAATTTGAAGCCTTATTCTAAGCTAGGTTATGCATATGTGTAATGAACACACTTCTTCCCTGCAGCTAATACTTTAGCTCCAAAGATAACACTTGCTAAATACTCAGTTGCTACATTTGGAAGATCTCTTGAAGTTTCAAACGTTGGGCTTTGAGAAAAAGCTACTCCACAAGCATCAGAACTATAAAATAAAGAATCACCGTCAGTTAAGTCAGCGTTCACAATTACTTTGAAGCCCATGATGTTGCCGATAAATCCACTAGCTGCAACTTGTTCGCCATATTTAGAAGCATCTACAAAATTAGAAATCGCTAATATGTCAGCTTCAATATCTGGAGCAATTGCCATCCATAGATCACCTCTACTAAAGTCTACATACTGATCTCGTAAAAGCTTTCTAGCATTTAAGATATCTGCTAATGCAGCTACAGAAGATCCAGCATAAGTTAAAGTATGATCTGGTGAACTTGAGCAAGTTTTCAACTCTGAAATAATAGCAGCGTCTACTGCTTTACCAAGCTCTTTTCCCATATCAGAAACGATAGCAGAACTTACATCCGGCCCACTTTGAATAGAAGCAATATCTTCTACTCTTGATAGTACAGATCTTTGCTTGTTCAATGTGATCTCATCGTAAGAGAAAGTTAAAGCTTGAGAAGTTAAACTCGAGTTTTCACCTTTACTTTCTGCTGTAAATTGATCGTGACGTGGAGAACGTACTGATTGAGCACCTTTTGGAGCTTCAAATTGTTTTACTGTTGGAAGAAGTCTAACTGACTCCCTCATTGATTCTTGAACGATCCCTAATACAAGATCATTACTAGCCATCTCGGTTACACCAAAATCTGCCATGATTTATTCCTTTGTTAAGATTAAGTTTGTTGGTTACGTCTTTGTAACTCTTGTTCCATTTCTGCTAAGGTTAACTTTTTAGGTTTTGGTTTCTCGACTTTCCCCGATGGTGCTAAATCAGCAACTGGATTAACTCTAGTTTTAAACATATAACTCTTAGCTTTCTTTTTGTTTTCTACTAAGCGTTCAATGTCATCAGCACTAGGTTTGAAGTCGGTCATCTCAATTTCCGTTAAATCATCCTTGTTCAAAATGTCTATAAAATCATCAACTGCTTCAGTTTTAAGTCCTTTTGACACGGCCACAGACTTAATCTTGTTAGAAAGATTATCCCATGCATAAGATTGAGTTTTGAGATCTAATTCTTTTTGAGTAGTCTCTAGTTCTTTCTTAACATTGAGCCATGCATCCTTGTACTGACCCTCTTTGGCTAATCTTTCTTCTTCTTGAGTTTTGAACCGACCTTCAAGCTCTGCTAATCTCGCAGCCATTTGTTTCTTTTCACCTAACAAACGCCTATGCGATGAATAACTCACCATCTGTTCTGTTTTCTGCTCAGCAGTTACGTTGTCTAAATCCTGATTGTCGGCACTGCTGACTTCTTCTGGCGCAACACTGTTGCTCTTGACATCGTTTGATCCTTCCATTATTTCCTCCAATTATTAAAAAAGCAACCCTAAAATTTTTTCAGGGCTTGGTTAACTTCCTTTCTAATCAGCGCTTTAATCTGTTTCTGCATTTTCTTAGACCAATGTAAGGGTGATCGACCCATTTTCTTTAAGTGTCTTATTATTTCATGGTTAGGCGTGGATTTACTACCACCTCTATTATAGGGAGTATGACTACCTGTTGGTTTGATTTCAAAACTAACACCATCGCCACTTGTATGGAATGATGCTTTTAAAGAGTCTAGTAATTCACCTGTAAAAGTTAAATTAGGTTTACTAGCACTATATTCTGAATGAGTTGAATTATATTTCGCAAGATACTTGCGGTTTGTGATTGTTTTCTTAGTTAAAGCCCTGAATTTCCTTCCAGTCTTAGGACTAATTGCATCCGTTCTAATACTTGCTACTAATAAATCCTTAACCGTTTCACCTAGCTCTGCTTGTCGCATCTCTTTAGTAATCTTTCGATTAATCTTCTTAGCAAGCTTTTTAGTATCCCATTTAACTTTCATCGGAATACTCCCTGACAACTGCCTTCACTACTTTATTTACATCTTTAAGTTTCTGGTCATCAGTGTCGTCTGGCATCCATTGTCTTCTAGGTAATGTGTCGCCAACATTATGATTAAAGCCTTTCTTCTTTTCCACTGAATCAGTAAGCTTGATTGTAACCTTTGTCTTCTTGGCTTCTACTTTTAAATTACCTGTCATGTCACCGAATAACTGTAAGTTAGCTTTGCTACCTTTACCAAGCTTTCGTTTCATCTTCTTGTATTTATCTGACAACTCTTTAAATTGACCTTTGCCACTAACAGGAGAAACACCCTCATCTAAATAAGATTTCATTCTGTCTAATAATGCAAGACCTACAGCTTCAGCCGCAGTCTTACGTTTACTAGGTTTCACGTCTTTAAGTTCTTCTTCAAGATCTAACGTGTACGACATCTTTCTTTTACTAATGGGCATTTAAATCCTTTTAACTGCCAGTGTTTTATTGTTCTTCTGTTGTCATGATTGATGACATATAGTTTTCATTATCAATTGTTTTTAACATCTCTTCTGCTTCTTCACGACTAACCTCTTCTATATCCATGAGAGCTGTTGTGCGACTTCCTAGCCCAAGTTCAAGCTTCTTAATGTTATAATCTAATTTATCTGATCGTGATTGAAACATCTCTGGTTTCTTGAACCCTACAGCTACTTTTGAATCCATATCTATTTCATTAGCTTTGAACTCATCTCTTAACTGATCACCTTCAAGCGTGTTATGCCATACTTTAATAAGCTGGTATAACTTATCTTCAACCTCTTCAAATAAATGGTAGTCTTCTTTAGATGCTTCTGCTCTGTCCAGTTTAGCTAATAATCTTTCAATTCCCGAACTAAACTTTTCAACATCACTACCACCACTTACTGTTGAAGTGCTTAATCCTCTTGAAGTAAGAAAGCATTTAAGTAAGAACTCAACCGCTTGGATACTTCCTTGTAAGTCAGAGTTAGGTGAAGCAAATCCAAATTCAGGATCACTTTGATTAAGTCCATCGCCTGTAGGTAAATGAATTATTTTTGTAGGGCCTATACTCATGTTCTCTGCTTTGAAATCTTCAGGAGCTTTAAGATAAGCTTGTGACCAACCTTGCATCCTTGATACAAATAACAAATCAGTTAAAGCACCACATAATTGGATACCAAAGTTACTAACTAGATCACTCTCACTTGCAAAGTAACTAAAGTCTTTATATGCACTGATATCAATGAACGGTAATACACCAATAGGATTAACTGTATCCTCACTAAGTACTTCACCTTTATCATTCATAATAAAGTTCATGCCTTCTATTATCTCACCATCTTCAATTCTTGTCTTAGTCCAGACTACATATCTTTTTAAAGATGCCATGTAATCGTCTTCGTCACCAATGTCTTCATTAATATCATTACTATCAATCTTTAAGTTACGGTCAAATGTACTAATCACGTAACCAATTGCGGATTCTGGATCATTTGGATCTACGATCGGGTCATAGTTATGCTGCTTTAACAAACGCATTGTAAGCTTTCCATCCTTAGGGATCACTTGAAGTAAGCACTGATTTTGAAGCTTATAATATTCATTTGCTTTAGATAAAGTGTAATCAGCTTTCATTGACTCATAGATTCTAGTAACTGCATCTATTTGATCATCATTCAGATCGGTAAACTCCCTCGTAGGAGTCTCAGTATAAATTTTAGCTTCTTCCTTACAAAGCCGCCTAGAAATATTAACGCTACTGACAATAGGCATTTCAGCTACAGTTTTTTTATTGAATTGTTCTTCAAGATATTCCTTAACATACTTATCTAAGTTGTCGTTATAGATCTCTGATGTTTTAAATGATCTTTCTTTACGCTCAATGTTCTCTCTACTATTAATGTGATCAATTAGCCTTACCCTGTTGTCATATTTTCTTAAATCCATTTATCTGTCCCTTGTATAAACTGCTCTTGATTTTGTTTGAATTGGTTTTAATAAGTTTACAGCATAACCCAAAGAATCGCTAACATGAGTTAAGTCCTTGTTAGTAGTCTGGTCAAGTTTATTCCCTTTCCAGACAACCTGTTCTAAATCAGCTATTAATATTTTACATTTACTACTAATCACTATCTCTTGATCACGTAATGCTTTGTTCATACAATTAACCCTGTCAACTACATATGGATTGTTTGTATATTTGATTTGAAACCCTGCCTGTTTAATTATTTCAAAGTCACTCATCCCTGATGTCTTTCTTGCAATTGCTGTTGCATCTGGAATAACTGTCCCCATATAACCACGTTTCTTTAATTCATGTGTCATTTGAAAAGTATCAGAGTCTCGCAGAGTTACCTCATCTATTACATAAATCTTATTATTAATAAATTGGAGTACCGTTGCACACATAAATCCGACATTGAAATCCATCCCAATAAATATAGTACCACGTTGTAATTGTACATTATCACATACATTAACATCACGAGTAAAGGCATAGTAAACTTTGCCACTTGAGATGCTTACGAACTTACCTTCAAGTTCTTGTTCAATCTGTTTATCACTATATGATGACTCTAAATGAGCCAGATACCCGTCAGGTAAGTGCTTATTTTCTGCGCTTTTGGCATAAATTGTTTTGTATAGGGGATCATTACTTCCCTCTCGGATGAAGATATCGTATAGCCAGTTAAAACTATTTGGCGATGTCGTGAGTAATACTGATAATCCTCCATTCTTACCTCTTAGTCTCCCAGTGAATACATCAAAAGCTTCTTTCTTATAGAATGATGCTTCATCAGCCCACCAATCTGAAATCTCTATACCTCTATGATTATCATATGTTTCAGCAGATAAACAAAGGAATTTCTTTTGCCCCTCTATTGTAAGTAATGAACTCATTTGGTTGTATTCAAAGCTAATGCCCCAGTCTGTTAAATTAGCGAACAATGAACTAAGTGTGGATTTTTTAAGCTGCCCATATGTGTTGGCCGTAATAAGACCTAATCCTTTTGGATATTGTTTCATTATTTTCATCACGTAAACTGATCCGAGGTAAGTCTTGCCTGATCCAATTCCACCACATAACAAAGTAAACTTATGATTATCGGTTGCTTCAATAGCTTCCCATTGATGATCAAGTAATTCGACTGAGGTTTTCAATCATTTCTCTTTGATTCAATCTTAGCTTTTACAAATTCTATAGTTGGTAATTCTGCATTTACTGTCTGTTCGATCTTATCAGATTGTTGTAGCCAGTTTTTTCCTAACCAAATT